GGGGGAATATTCAACCCTTCCGTTTCCTTTTACATGCTCAAGCTCGAGCACATCGAGTATCCTGCACATAAGCGACTTTGTGCAGAGGCTTCATCGGGTAGTGTCCGTGAAACGATTCCTTCCCCGTGGTAGCTTCCCGTCAAGTTGTTCAAGACGTTAAAACCACCTGTGTTAGCGTTACTCAATCGTGAAAGAGAGAGGGTGCTACCTCAGAGGCCAGGTAGAAGGCTATAAAACCACCCAGTCCGCACCAGGAATGGATCGTTGGCTGGAGGGTCGTGGTGACCTTTTAAAACCAAAATATGTCACAACAAAACAACTTTTACTTATCCTACTATCTTATTTCCTTTCTTCCCCAGGGATTTATGCGGCCCCCCCCGCACCCCAGTGAGACCCATGAGGTGGACATGGTCTAGACAGACTCTTACTCGTGGAGGGACCACGCGCGGCGTGCAAAACTTCCGAGTTATGTCATTGTCCTAAGTGTTAGTCGAGCTGAAGTGGGCGTGTACCCGGATACGTCTGGGTGATGTTAAGGTTGACAAGGCAACACTTTTGATGGTCGCTTAAGTTAGAGTTGCCCCATGTTTTAAACTAAGCGCCACGACTCAATATGAATACGTTAACTAAAAACAATTGTGTTACTTTTCCCAAAACTCACGATTCTTTGATGACGGATGGTTCTTTTTTGCCGGTTGTTTTTGTCGTACCCCATGATGTGACAATCGATGGTGATGTCGAATTAAACCCCGGACCCGATCGTAACTATTCTGACCCGTGCTTTCGGCCCGCCCTCTCTCGCTACAATTGCTACAGAGAGAGGGATGGAACAAGAGCACGTCCTTATAGATATCGATCTGACCCCGATAACCGCGAGGAATGGCTTGAACAGGAAATACGGAACGCTGAGAAAATGTTCCACCAAGTTGGTGGGGATGATAAAATCAAATTGGAAGCAGTGGTTGCTGCGATTTCTGCGATGGCTTCCCGCGTTCCTGATGAAGGAATTGTTGCGCAAGTCTTTGGATTGGATGTTAAAGACATTTTGGGTTTCGGAGATATTGCGGCAAGTGTCAATCGAGCTGTTGATGTCGCCGCCTGTCAAGGCGCAGTAGTCCGTGAGGAGATTGCGTCTGCGTTTCGATCCATTCCTGAGATCCTGAATAGTGTACTTGACTCGTCTGCTGGTTTTTTGCCAGTCACTATCCGAACAGTGGTGTTGTGCGCTTGCACGTTGGCATCACTGTATGTTGTTCGCTACCTTTTGCGCGTATCGGGCGAATTCTTTTCTTTATTGTACTCGATGGCTAAGGTGACTTTTTCCGGGTGTAGTGCTGTTTTCCAGTGCTTCGATGAATGGCTTGCTCACAAGTCGAGCAGTCTGACTCACGACATCAATGCTCAAGTTGGTGATGCTGATCCTAGTGGAGTTGGCAGTGCAGCGACATTTGCTGAGACGTGGATTCCGAGGGTTGTGCCCATGTGTTTGTCCATGTTTGTTGCAGGAGCAGTTAAGGCTGTTCCGGCAAAGGATAATTCACCGGATGCTTGGCTGAGACGCATGGCGATATTACCACGTGCGTGCGAAGGATTTGCAAGCATATTCACATTTGTATCCACGTGGTTCGAGAAGTGTGTTGCTTATGCCCGTGAATTAATGTACGGGCCTGATCCACTTGCTGCAGAGCGAGGGATCCCCGCGGTGACAGAATGGATGGACCAAGTGGTGGAATTGTCAAAAGACCTCCCCAGTGCATGTCGTAATCGTGCAGGGTGTGAACGTGTTAAATCGTTGTGGTATCGCGGTGATCGTCTTCTTAAAGAATACCGTGGATTGATGGATCGTGAGATGCTTGAGAATGTGAAGCGCATGTTACAGTTAGCAGCGCGGATGCGTGAGCAAGCCATCAACTCCTTTGGACGACCCCAAGGTGTTCGGTCTGTTCCTCAACTTGTGTGGCTTGTTGGAGAGTCCCAAATAGGCAAATCTACAATGCAGTATTTTTTGGCTGCGGAGTTATTGGCTGAATTTGGGATGGCTTCTGACGTCGAAGATCAGATGTACATGCGTGCGGTGGAACAAGAGTATGTTGATGGTTATAACGGCCAATACGTGTGGGTGATGGATGATGCGTTTCAGATGAAGGATAGCCAGACTAGCCCGAATGTTGAATTCTTTGAGATCATCCGTGCTGTTGGCAATTTTCCCTATGCGTTACATATGGCTGATTTATCTCAGAAAGCAAATACTTATTTTGCTTCAAAATCGCTTATATGCTCAACGAACAATGCTAATCTAGATATACAGTCATTAACTTACCCTGATGCTGTGTTGAATCGATTTGCATTCGCATACAAGGTGCGTGTCAAACCGGAATACCAACTCGTTAAAATGATGCACGGGCAGCCAGTGGTAACTTTGGACGTAGAGAAGGCTCGGCGTGACGCTCCTGTAGTGGAAGGCCAAAAAGCAGGCTTCAATTTGAACGTTTATGAGTTTTACAAATTCAACCCTTGCGACCCTGATCGTGTAGACGAGGGTGCCCCGATTTCGTTTCGGGAGCTCGCACAATTATTGCGCGCCGACCTTCGGAGCCGTGATAAGCAATCCACAGGTTTATCTACCATGCTTAAACAATATGCCCGACGGTTAGATGCTGGACTTATTGGGGATGAATCGGATTCAATTGTTGCACAAGGTGCGGGAGATGATGATTTCCAATCCATTGTTGCTGATGACGACACGGATGTGGAGGAGTGGCGAAATTACTTTGATGGCAAGGTTATCGGTGAGAAAACTCTAGGCGAGCTGAGAGATAAGTGGCAGAATGCAACATTTAGTAATACGGCCTGGGACTCCAGCGACGAGCTCGACAAGATAATCATCTGTAGTGAACTGGATCAATGTGATTTGGATGATAATCTGAAGTTGAAGGATGTCAACTGGAGTGAGTTTATGACACCACCTGAGGTTATGGCGAAGGTGTTCTTCTTCAAACCAGAGCCAAAGTTGGATGCTATTTACAGGAAGTTCACAGCTGTTGCTGAGGCACTGAGGACTCGGTGGGCGTCACTGGTGTCTGGTGTTAAAGAAGCATACGAGAGACTGATTCAACCATGTGTTGAGTCGTTTTTCAAGTTCCTGAAGTCCGGATACACGAACCCTATGCTAGTCGGGGCCATCGTTTTGTGTAGCACATATTTAGGGTGCTATTACAGAGATCGTATGGCCAAGAGCAAGTCTGACGTGGAGGCGGAGAGTGACACGCGTGCTCAACAACCAAGGGCTCGACCCTTTGCGCGTGTCACTGCTCGTAAGGGCTTTCAATCAAGCAAGGCTAAACCTGGCGCACCACGGAATGCGCAGATGGCAGCCGACGAACAGCAAGAGAATGTTATCCGGATGGTACGCCAGAACCAGTTTCTTGTTTCGTGTACGAAGATGGATGGATCATGGCAATTTTTAGGCAATTCCGTCGTTGTGAGCGGGTCCATTTTGATGATTCCGCATCACTTTGTGACATCGCTTGGAATCTATAATGCGTCAATTGTGCACTTGAGGCGCCCTGATTTAAAAGAAGGTTTTGACATACCTGTTTCAACGTTTACATCTGATGTTGTATGGAATTCCGATCATGACATCGCTTTTGTGAACCTGCACCGCATTATGCCCAATCGACGCCGTATCGTGAACCATTTTGCATCTGAGACACGAGCCACTCGGCTTTTTGGAACGTTCCAAGGGGCTTTGAGTGGATATCGTGTGAATGGAGAGGAGTTCGAATCTGTAGTCCTCCATGGTGACATCACACCGGAAGATGGGGTCGATTATGGTATCGGCCAGGAGCGGATCACAGTGCGAAATGCGTACAGATATGAGATCCATACGCAAAAAGGTGATTGTGGTATGCTGTTGACTGTATCTGACCCTGGTTCACCAGCCAAACTCATTGGTATGCACGTGGCGGGTTCAAAGAACCATAGTAATTGGTCTGTAGCTGTATGGAGGGAGCTGATCGAAGAAGCTCTGACCCATTTTGATGTTGTAGCCCAAATGGCTGGCTCTTTTTCACACTTAGAGCCCGCTGAGATGAATGTTACTGGTGAGTTTTTGCCTGTGGGTGTTCTGACAGACGGGCCCGCAGAATTGGCGAGATCCTGTATTGTGCCATCATCACTACATGGAAAGTTGACTGAACCCACGACAAAGCCTGCCCATTTAAAACCATTTTATCGCGATGGTGTACGGATTGACCCGTTGGAATTGGGGGTAAAGAAGGCAGGGAAGTTTATACCCATTATTTCCGAGGAGGCATTGGATGTTGCAACACGTGACGTGTCGTTGAAGATCCAATACAATTATCGGCGCGACCCCGTCCCCCTCGAGGTGCTATCGTACGAGTGTGCTGTTGCAGGCATTGAAGGCAATGATTTATTCAACGGTGTCTCGAGAGTGACCTCGCCCGGTTACCCATACATCAACACGCTTGCGCGTGGTAAAGGAAAAACAAAGTGGATGGGAAGTGAGGAGTATGTTTTTGACACTGAGGACGCGTTAAAGTTACGTGCCGATGTTGAACGGCTGGTTGATGATGCAAAGAATGGGCGTCAGCTGGATGTGCTTTGGTGTGACACACTCAAGGATGAACGTCGACCAAATGAGAAGGTTGACCAAGGCAAGACGCGGGTGTTCTCAAACGGGCCAATGCATTTTAACATTGCATTTCGGCAATATTTCCAGGCTGCATTTGCTCACATACAACACAACCGTATATACAACGGGATCGGTGTGGGCTTAAACGTGTGGTCTGCCGAGTGGGAGACATTGTATCGCCACCTCACGAAATTTGGCACTGAGAGCGTCATTGACGGAGACTTTGGCAATTTTGATGGAACGTTGAGTGCTGCAGCCTTGTGGAGAGTATTGGACATTTTCAACGATCTATACGATGATGGTGAGGAGAATGCAACTGTAAGAAGAGCC